TCGAGGCTAATGTCATCCCATCCGGAGTTGCTACCCTTTCTGGCGCATCAACTTATGTTGGAAACGCAGCTGTTCAGTCAGCCGTCTATACAGTTTCAGTCGAAGTCTTTCAAGCAAGACTTGCCGGTGGAGGACAAATAGAGGGTGTCGATTTTACCAGTACGCCGTTCAGAATGGGGAGAAGTCTCTACAACAAGTGCGTAGGTTTATTGGGCAGTTACATGGACACCGAAGGTTTGTGTCAATAAATGCCTAACGAAACAATCCTTCAACAGATCCGGACACCTTTAGCAACCGCTTTATCAGTTGTCGCAGGAAATGTTTATTCATTTGTCCCTGAAACTGTAATTCCACCAGCTGTGGTGGTTGTTCCTGATTCACCATACTTAGAATTCGAAACAATAAGCAAAAGCAATATTAGAGCCAAAATTAATTTTACTATTTCAGTTGCTGTTGCCTATAACAGCAATCCAGCATCGCTCGACAATATCGAGCAGTTAATAATAAGTGTTCTGGCAGTCATTCCAGTTGGATACATTGTCAGCTCGGTTGAAAGACCGACAGTTACTCAAGTTGGTGCATCAACGCTGCTCATCGCAGATGTTCGAGTATCTACCTACTACACGCAAACAATATAAGGAGAAATCATGGCAACAGTCGTAATTACCGGTCGTGATGTTGGTTTATCTTTCACAGGTGGAACAGATATTCAAGCACAAGCGACAAATGCAGTTCTAACCAAAGTCAATGAGCGTCAGGTTTATCAGACTATGGATGGAGAGGCTTACAAGACCACAAACATTTCAGGAACATTCCAGTTGGATATGTTGGCTGATTGGGGCAAGGCAAACTCAGTTTGCGAGGCTCTATGGACAGCAGCAGAAACTGCACCAGACACAGACATCAGCATGACATTGACAGCTGCATCAGGAGCACAATTTGTGTTTCCAGTAAAGCCAGAATTTCCAACAGCTGGCGGATCTGGTGTTGATGCTCAAACTGTTTCCTTTACTTTCACAGTATCAAAGGGCGCAGTAGTAGAAACATTTAGTTAAAATCTAACAACGGGAGCGAAATGAAACTACCAATTACAATTGAATACAGCTCAGGCGAGCAAGCAACTTATGTAGCCCAACCGCCTGAGTGGGCAAAATGGGAAAAGCAGACAGGGAATACCATTGGGCAAGCAAGTGAAAAACTTGGCATTTGGGATCTTATGTTTTTGGCTTATCATGCTCATAAGCGTGAAGTTGCCGGAAGCAAACCAATCAAACCAATGGATATTTGGATGGAAACAGTAGCCGATGTCATTGTCGGTGATGCTGACCCAAAAGCCACAAAGCAGGAAGCCTAAACAGATTATTGGTTGAGTTGGCAATTGCCACACATATACCAATGAGTGAATGGGTTGATGCGGATGACATATTAACAGCGATCGAGATATTGGAGCGAAGGAATGGCAACTGAAACCATTGCGTACAATAAGAAAGATCTGCGTGATATTTACAAAGCATTCAAACTCATGGATGAACAAGCTACTGAAGAGGCAAGAGCGCAATCTGCTGCGTTGGCGTATTTTGCATCAGAGGAAATTAAGCAAGCAGCTCGAACTCGAACAAAATCTGGCAAAGTTGCGCAAAGAGTTGCGGATGGGGTTAGCATCTCTAAGTCCAGCAAAATCGGTGAATTCCGTTATGGCTTCGCAAGACAAAAGTTTTCAGGTGGTGCTACTACGCAAACCCTATGGGGTGGTGTTGAGTTTGGTTCAAATAAGTACAAACAATTCCCTTCATATTCAGGACGGCAAGGCAGAGGTAGTCGTGGATGGTTTATCTATCCAACCCTTCGCAGAATTCAGCCTGAATTAATTAACAAGTGGGAACAAAGTTTTGATCGTATCATTAAGGAGTGGGTCTGATGGCAACCGGTAATCGTACGCTTAAGTTATCAATCCTTGCTGATGTCGATGATCTTAAGAAAAAACTAGGTGAAGCCGATAAGGCTGTTGAAAGCAATTCAAGCAAGATTTCAGAGTTTGGCAAAAAGGCTGCTGCTGCATTTGCTGTTGCAGCTGCTGCTGCGGTTGCTTATGGCACTAAATTAGCCATTGACGGGGTTAAGGCTGCAATAGAGGATGAGCAGGCACAATTAAGGTTAGCCGCTGCCTTAAAGACCGCCACAGGGGCAACAGAGGGTCAAATTCAGGCTACTGAGGATTACATCTTAAAGACATCTTTAGCAACAGGCGTGGCTGATGAACAATTAAGACCAGCATTCCAGCGTTTAGCCGTATCGACAAAAGATGTTAATGAGGCACAAAAACTATTAAACCTATCTTTAGATATTGCCAAAGGTCGAGGATTAGATCTTGAAACTGTTGCTAATGCTTTGGGTAGAGCACAGGATGGCAATACCACAGCTCTTGGCAGATTAGGTCTTGGTTTATCAAAAACAGAATTATCTACATTATCTTTCACGCAAGTACAACAAAAATTATCTGATCTTTATGGTGGTGCAGCTGCTGCTAATGCTGAAACTTTTCAAGGCAAAATTGATCGATTAAAAGTAGGATTTGATGAAGCTAAAGAAGCTTTAGGTGTTGCATTACTTCCTCAAGTTGAGCGTTTTATTGGATTCTTAAATGAAACAGGCATTCCAACTCTTAATGCATTTATTGCGGGATTGACTGGCGATCAAGGATTGAGTGCTGGTTTACAAGAAAGCCAAAGAAGCGCAGAAAGTTTAGGTAAAGGGATTGCTGGCGTAATTGGCATCATTAAAGGATTTATTACATTTATTAAAGAGGCAATTGGTTTAGTTATAAGTCTTGCTAATGAAAGTATTCGATTGATTAATTTAATTAAACCGGGTGCTGATATAAGTCCAATTTCCAACATCGCACCTTCATCTCAAATTAGAGGCGTGCCACAAAGTGCAACTGGTACTCCATTTGGTCAAGCAGGTGGCAACACTTATAACATAAATGTTCAATCAATTGATTCCGAGAGTGCTGCAAGAGCCGTTGCTAAGGTATTAAATGAAAGCGCATCAAGATCAGTTCCACAGCTTTATAATTCAGGTATAAGAGGCAATTAATGACAGTTTGGACACCTGATTGGAAACTGACTGTTGGCGGTGTTGATTACACAAATATCGCAATTAGCGACATAGTTCATCAAGCAGGTAGAGATGATATTTATACTCAACCAAGTCCATCTTATTTGCAAATAACTTTAGTTGCCTTATCAGGTCAAACTTTGCCTTTTGATATTAATGACAGTTTAAGCCTTCAAGTAAAAGATAGTTCAGGCATTTATGTTAATTTGTTCGGTGGAGATATAACAGATGTAAGAGTTGAAGTATCTCAAACGGGAAATGTTGCAAGTGTAATTTCCTACACATTATTAGCAATGGGATCTTTAGTTAAATTGGCAAAAGAAATTTATAACGATACATTGGCACAAGATGAAGATGGCGACCAAATTTATGCATTACTATCAAGCGTTTTGCTTGGATCTTGGAGTGAAGTACCAGCAGCTTCAACATGGGCAACTTATAACGCAACAGAAACATGGCAAAATGCTGTCAATTTAGGATTGGGCGAAATTGATCAACCAGGTCTTTATGAAATGGAAAATCGAGGCAGTAATCCTAATACTGTTTATAACATAGCTTCAGAAATTGCCAATTCGGCTTTTGGTTATTTATATGAAGATAATAATGGGGATATTGGTTATGCGGACGCTGACCATCGACAAACTTATCTAATAGCCAATGGATATGTTGATTTAGATGCAAACCATGCACTAGGATCTGGTCTGGCTACAACTATAAAATCAGCAGATATTCGTAATGATATTTATATAAATTACGGCAACAATTTTGGATCTCAAGAAGTCGCTAGTGATTCAACTTCAATTGCAACTTATGGATATAAAGCCGAAACCATTAATTCTTTGATTCACGATGCTACTGATGCACAAGAGGTTGCTGATAGATATATTTCTCAAAGAGCCTACCCATTGCCTCGATTTGACAGCATAACCTTTCCAATTACCAATCCTGAAATTGATGACGCTGATAGAGATGATCTTTTGGCTGTGTTTATGGGCATGCCTGTCAATATACAAAATCTGCCAACCCAAATTTCAAATGGGCAATTTGAAGGATATGTTGAAGGATGGCGTTGGAGTACTCGATTCAATGAACTATTTCTGACCTTAAATGTTTCTCCAGTTGCCTTTAGTCAAGTGGCTATGCGCTGGAATTCTGTGCCTGTGGTCGAGGCGTGGAACACTTTAAGCCCAACTTTAACATGGGAATACGCTACAATCGTAGCCTGATAATAGGAGAAAAATGGCAACTACTACAAACTACAGCTGGAGCACTCCAGATGATACTGCCTTGGTTAAAGATGGCGCAGCAGCCATTAGATCTCTTGGCACGGCTATTGATACAACGACAAAAAATCTAAATCCATCAACAACACTTGGTGATATTGAATATCGTTCATCGACAGCCAACACAAACACAAGACTTGGAATTGGATCATCCGGGCAAGCATTAACAGTTGTTGCTGGTGTTCCATCATGGGCTGCTTCTACAACTTCAGTTTTAACAACTACAGGAGATTTAGTATATGCATCAGCTGCAAATACTTTAGCCCGTAGAGCAATTGGTTCAACTGGTGATGTTTTAACTGTTTCTGGTGGATTGCCAACTTGGTCTGCTCCCGCTGCTGCCGGTGCATTTACTTTGCTTTCAACTACTTCTTTAAGTGGCACAACAACAACAATAACAATTACACCAACAGGTTACAAAGCATTAATGATTGCAATGCAGGGATTTGATATATCAGGTAATGATGGAATTCAATTCAATATCAATGATGACAGCCTTTCCAATCTTGCAATTGTAAGAGGTAATGGCGGAACACCATCAACAAATAATCAAAATCAAAGTGCATTAAATTACAACAATGGTGATGATATGCGAGCAACAACTCACGCCAATGGTGGTGTTTTGTGGATTTACAATCCAACTTCAACATCAAACGCCAAGCCAATAAGTTTCATTTCTACCTGGAGAGGTAGCGGTGGAGATTGGGGTGCTGTAAATGGTGCTGGCGGATATACAGGAAGTTCAATTTCTTCAATCAGAATTTATACAATTTCTGGATCATCATTTGATGGCGGTTCAGTTCTAATCTACGGAGTAAATTAATATGACTAGACCTATGGTAAGAATACATAACACAGAAATCGATGAAATTATCGATCGTGAAATGAATGATGAAGAATATGAGCAATATCAAAAAGATGTTAAATCCTATAAAGATCAAGTTGCAAAAGAAAAAGCTGAGGCAGAAGCCAACGCATTAGCAAAAGCAGCTTTACTTGATCGTTTAGGCATTACCGAGGATGAAGCAAAACTTCTTCTTGCGTAATGAAACCATTTTTATCTAAAGCTGCCGTTCAACTCCGGGAACAGATTGATGATTCATTCCCGGATCGCAGCCGTAAAAGTGATGGATGGTTGGGTGATGCTCGTCATTCCACAAAAAAATCTGACCACAATCCAGACTTTAATGGGTGTGTCAGAGCCATTGATATTGATGCTGGCTTGGGTAAGCAAGAAGGAATTTCTGCTTATCTCGCTGACCAAATCAGAGAATGTGGAAAATCAGATAAACGCATATCTTATGTAATTCATAATCATCATATCGCCAGTAGATTGCTTAATTGGAAATGGCGTCGCTACAAAGGCATCAATCCTCACACCAAACATATCCATATCAGCTTTAATAAATCAGGCGATAAAGATGGATCATTTTTTAACATCCCACTACTAGGAGGCAATTCATGAAACTAAGCAAAAAACACAAAGCAGCGATTAAGTCATATTTAAGAGCTGTTGCGGCATCAGGCATTACTGTGGCACTTGCCATTGTTGCCGATATTCGCCCAGAGTTAGCAGTACTTGCTGGAGCATTAGTTGCACCAATTGCCAAAGCATTAGATCCAAAGTCTGGAAACGAAGCTGATTATGGAATCAATGCCAAATGACGGCAGCAGATTGGGTCGCTATCGCTTCAGGCGTATGCGCCGTATCAGGCAGTTTATTTATGGGTCTGCGCTGGGTTATTAAATCTTATTTAGCCGAACTTAAGCCAAATGGAGGAAGCTCCTTAAAAGATCAAATGAATCGACTTGAACAGCGTGTCGATGATCTATATTTGCTATTAGTTAAGAAATAATTTCTGACATGGCGAACACACGAAAACCTACTAAGCGTAAAAAAATCAATCGTCGAGTCGTTCGCCAAACTCCTGAGCCATTAACAAAAATAGATCAACACTACATGGCTTTGCATGAATGCTATAAAGCAGCCAGAAAAGCAGGATTCACACCTGAGCACGCATTTTGGCTGATGACTGAACATAAGACTTTCCCTGATTGGATTGTGGGCGATGGTGGGATAATCCCATCAATAGATCCAACTGACGATGAGGATGACGATTAAGCGATACTTAGTAATAAGTGATTTGCAAATTCCGTACCATCATGAAACAGCTGTCAAAAATGTCATCAAGCTGGCTAAGCGTGAAAGATTTGACAGTGTATTATGTGTGGGTGATGAAATTGATTTTCAAACCATTAGCCGATGGGCTGAGAAAACACCTTTGGCTTATCAACAGACTTTGGATGATGATCGTTCAGCTACTCAAGAAATTCTTTGGGCTCTCACAGAGCACAGCCGAGAAGCTCATATTATCCGCAGTAATCATACTGATCGTTTATATAACACTTTATTAAAAGTACCGGGGCTTATCAGCCTTCCTGAATTACAATATGCCAAGTTCATGGATTTTGAATCTATGGGCATTACCTTTCATAAAACATTTTACGAATTTGAAAAGGGCTGGATTTTGGCTCATGGCGATGAAGGCAACATGAATCCCAACGCTGGTCAGACTGCCCTAAATCTTGCCAAAAAGGCAGGAAAGAGCGTCGTTTGTGGGCACACCCATAGGCTAGGTATGTCGGCCTATTCTGAGGGCCTCTACGGGGCTTACAGACCCCTTTACGGGGTTGAAACAGGCAACCTTATGAACCGGG